TGTTGATTTAGAAATAATTCGACAGAAACAGGAATGGAGGAAGGCTGCTTCGCTTATGATCGATGATCTGCAAAATAACTTAGATAAGATGAGAGAGTTCTTTTGCCCCTCTGCTAATCTTATAATCTTTTCAGATTGGATTATGCGTTTACGTAGAAAGATAGAAACAGGAAATCTTATTCGTATAGGTATGACTTTTAATTGGGGTGGTGCTTATGAACTTGCTAAGTATCTTCATTATGATGATGATAGATTTTTTTTGGGTTGATGGTGATATATCTCAACTTGATAAAAATATTCAGGATTGGATGCTTATGCTTTATATTGCTTGTGGTGGTAGATATTATGCTTGGCAAGATTATGATGATGCTGCAAAGGAATGTATGGAGTTTTTTATTAAGACTTTAATGTATAAGATAAGTCATAAGATAGTTCTGCATCTTGGTAATTTTTGGCAGTTTATGAGAGGTGTCATGCACTCTGGCGGGAAGGATACTTCTCATGGTGATAGTTGGATTATGGCACTTTTATTTTATCTATATTGTATGGATGTTATAGATAGAAATCCTCATATTGCTGATATGGTTATAAATTGTCTTCTTCAGTTAGTTATTGTTATAGTTGTTTTTGGCGATGACCATATCTGGTGTGCTCCTACTGTATTGAGATCTTATATCAATGCAGCTGGATGGACTCAATTTTTAGCTGAAGTTTGTCATATGACTTTAAGAGATGCTAAAGAATATACTTCTTTTCTTTCTACTGTTGATCATGTTTCTGGGACTTTTCTTTATAAAGGACCTGTTTTTCTTAAGCGACGTTTTGTTGCTTCTTATATAACAGGTACTGCTCCTGTATTACCTTATAAAGATATTAATGAAACTATGATAAATCTTTTTTTAAAAGAGCAGGATGCTGATCCTATTGATTATATGTTATCGTGTGTTGGTCAGATGTACGATACTATGGGAACTAATGAAATTGCTTTTAGATATGTAAAGAAATTTTTTGATGATATATGTAATTATTATGTCATCGTTAATCCTCAAGATGCTCTTAGAGAGGCTTTAGGTGATCCTGATCGTCGTTTAAAGGTTATAAAGTATATGCGACGTGTTCATTTAACGGATGTTGAGATTTTAGCTAGTATTCCTACTTTAAAGAAATTACAGTCTTGGCATCGATATGTTCCTAATAAATGTGCTTTTGGTGGATTAAAAGATGTTCCTTTTCAATTTTCTTATGAATAAAAAA